GCGGATCAGCGTTCGGACGGATCGCACCCGCGATCCAGATGCCGTGCTTGTCGTTGCCGACCGCCACATCAGCGACCGCACTGCCCGTGTTGTCGTAGTGCTCCGCCGCAGGCTGCGCCCCAAAATGCAGCGGAGCATGCCCTGTTCCGACAGTGACCTGGCCGACCGCCACCCGCGAGCCGTCGTCACAGACCGTCTCACCGGTCATGTAGTGCGAGTGCTCGTTCTCCCGCGGGACAGTGACGCACTCGCCGTCGAACCCGATGTGGCAGGCCCCCCACGGTGCCGCATGCCCGTACAGGCGCCCCTGGTCGGTGACAACGATCCCGCAGTAGAACGGCAGCTCCGGGTTACTGAACCACTCGGCGGGCGGCTTCCACAGGCCGGTCATCGCCGGATGCGAGGCCGGTGCGCCAGCGGTGACAGCACGCAGGGAACGGAACGGCTCCGGCTCACGCCCGGCGTCCCGCAGATGCGCCGCAACGTGGTCGTACACGCCACGCCGGTCCGCCTCCGGAATGGACGTACCACCACGGGCGCCGTGCAAGGCACCGATCGAAGAGGAGCAGGCGGTCAAGTTCGCCGGGCCCACGGTGCCGTCGGCGTTGATCTCGTGGTGGAGGAACTTCGCCGCGGACTTCGCCAGTTCGCCGTCCTCGACCGCGCCGCCGTCGTACCAGCCGTATGCGGCCCGCGCCTTGGCCAGCGTGAGCGGCCCGTCGATGCGCTTCTCGTTCACGCCCACGTCCCACGGCCCGTCGGAGGTGGCCGTGTCGTGGGTGCCGACCGCACCCAGATCCTGCACTGCCAGCGCCTGGAGCGCTTCGGCGCCGATCGGCTGGCCGCCGGCCACCACCGCCCCCTGCTCATCAAGGAGTGCGATGTACGCCTCGGCGAACGCGGGGATGTCGACGAGAGTTGCGGCCCGGATGCGTCCGCCGTGGAAAATCATCTTCTCCGGCTGGGCGAAGAGCATCTCCAACAGGTCGCCCTCGTCGCCCTCGGCCGGCCCGGTGTTCACGTCTTCCGGCCACACGAACTCGACGTCGGCGTCGGCGATGGAGTCGGCGTCGATGGAGACGCCGCGCAAGAACTTGCCTTCGATCTTGGCGTGGACGCGGCGGCCGTCGTCGTCGGAGAGGTCGAGGACGCCTTCGCCCATGATGAGGCTGCCGTCGCGCCAGACCTTGTCGATCCTGCCCACGTTGACGGCGATCGTGCGCGCCTCGCCGCCGTGGGAGTCTTCCTTGTTCCAGCGCAGCGGTACCGGGAGTTCAGCCCAGGTGAGGGCGTCCGCGGCGAACTCGCGGCCGTCGCCGGTGACTTGCCCTTCGATGGCGAGGGGGCCGCGCCAGGGGGCGGTCTTGCCCGCATAGTCCATGTCGTCGCCGTCGTCTGCGGGCTTGTCGTCGCCTTCCTCGGCGTACAGGGCGGCCTGCTGCTCCATGGCTGCGGCCTCGCTGTCGTGGCAGCCCATCAGCTCGCCGTCGGCTTCTTTCACCACGGCGTACGGCTTGTCGGCACCGCAGTCCGGGTGCTCCTGCTCGATGCGGTACGGCACGGCGCCGCCTCCTTCGTGGTTTGTCGGCGGCATTGTGGACGCACTCGCAGCCAAGATCATTCCGGCGGCGGCTTGCTCACCGCCCTGCGGCCACACGGTGACCAACGCGCCCCGGCAGCGCGAGCCGCCGAGGCAGCCCGTGTAGCCGCCGGACGGGTATGCGGTGCGGGCCGCGGTGAGGGTGTCGTACTCGGTGCCGTCGATGTCACGACATGGCTTACATGATGATTTGTCCAAGATTTCCGAAGCTGTGTACGTGGCGGGCGGCGCGACCGCGAGCACCGCGAGGCGCCCCTCGTTCTGCGCGACGCTCATCGCCCCACCGACCTGCTCCTCAGCTGCCGCACCCGACAGCCCGGCAAGGTGCTCATCCACCTGCGCGGCCACCTGCTGCGCCGTACCGGAGCCCCACACGCGCATCGCCTGCCGGACCGCGGACTGCACCAGTCCCACCCCGAGGCCACGCGCGACAGTACGGCCGACCTGCCGCAGCCGGTCACGGATCGCAGCCGCAGTGAGCGCCTCGTCGTCCAGCGACCACTCCGGGACGGTGACGCCCTGGGCTTCGGCCTCAGCTTGCTGTGCGTCGCCTGCCTCCCGCGCGTAGGCGATCATGCGGGCGATCAGGAGCCGGGAACCGTCCTCGGTGTCCACGGCGAGGCCGTCGAGCCGGTCCAGGTCGTCGGCCTCAGCTGCGGCTTGGATGCTGGCGGTGACCTCGGCGCGCATCGCCTCCTGCACGCTGGCCCACGCCTCCACCGTGCCGTCAACGGCCTCATGCCACGCCTTGTCCATCTGCGCGAAGTCGACGCGGGAGGCGAGCTCCAACTCGGTGGGCCGACGGCGCAGCGGCCCGGCTGCGGCCGTGACGGGCCCACCAAGGGGGGTGTCGGTGTGGTCCCCGGCGAACGCCACCCGAACTCGGTCGAAAGTGACCGGGCCGAGCCGCTCCTCCATGGGGATGATGAGGTCCAGCTCGTCGGAGTACGCGGCACAGATATGCGCGGCAAACGGCGTGTGCGGCTCCGGAATTTCCACATCCATGGGCGCCATCAGTAGCGCCTCCTCCGCCATACCGTGCGCCGCCTCCAGCGACGGGCCGCGCTCCGGATCGTCGCCGACGGACCACACCCACGACGGCTCGTCACCGCCCCCGTTCCAGTGCGCCGCACCGAAGATCTTCGACACGATCGGCGGCATGCCCTCCGTCAGCATCCGCACCGAGTCGACGATCGCGGTACGCGCGGCCTCGTCGAAGTTGGCGCCGTCACCGAGGTACCGCAGCGTCAGGTGCAGCTGATCCGCGGCCTCGCCGCCCTCGATCGCCAACCGGGCCGCATCCTCCACGGTCGGCATCAACGCGATCATCGCGCCAGACATGTGCGAGCCATCAGCCGCGGCTGTGAGCGAACCCATTGGAACTCCGAGGAGAGGTGGACAGGAACCCGCTCGTATCCAGATGCGGGGCAAGCCGGCCGATCGCCAGACGGCCGAATGTGTCGAGCCGCACCTCGTACGTCCCGGACGTCCCCGGGCGCGGCAGCGCGTCGAGCTTCACCACGGCATGCGTGAACGGGCAGCTGTAGGCGTGCTGCGTACAGCCGGCCGGGTGCAGCAGATCCGGCGCCCGGCCGACCGTGAACCTGACGGCGTGTAGTTCGCGGGACTGTCGGACCATGCGGTCTTCGCGGGCCTGTGCCGTCACTGCGCGGGCGGCTTCGGGATCGGGTGGCGTGCGCTCTTCCGGTGGGGGCTCCGGCGCCGGTTGTTTGCCCGGGGCGATGGGCGCGGTCGCGGCGATGGTGACCTGTTCGCCGATGAGTTCGGTGAGGGCGGATCCGGCGCCGGACGGCAGCGTGTGGATGATGACCTTGAGGGCTTGTTCCTTGAGTTCCTCGTTGGTCGGCTTGTCGGCCTCGTCGAAGCCGGTCTCGCGGCGCAGTGCGGTGCCGTTGAGTTCGAGCCGGTCGTAGAGGGCGATGGCGTCGTCGGAGCGGTCGGGGCGGAGGGTGAGTTCCGACATGTCGTACCAGACGACCCAGCTCGCCCAGTCCTCGACGCCGGACGCCCGGAGCCGGGGCTGGAGGTAGCCGGTGGTAAGCGCCTGCGCGATCAGCTCGGCTTCGGGGGCGATGTTGGTTTTGAGGGCGCCCTCCTCCAGTTGCCATGCCCCCCAATGATTAACGTCGCCCATGCCGAGGAGGATTTCGGCGGGGATGTTCAGCTGGGAGGCGAGCCGTTTGATGGCGGACTCGCGCTTCTCGATGATCTTCTCGTCGATCTTCAGGGTGAAGTCGACGTGCTTCACCTTGTCGATCCACTCGCCCGGGAGCTTCATCGGGAGCGGGACAATCCCTGCCGCTGTACCGGGTGTCCGGATGGCTTCGGATGCGATCTCGATCCACTCGGCCATGAACGGGTCAGGGGCGTCCGCGAACTCCTCGCGAACGGGGAACGTGATCTCCTCGGGGAAGAGCACCACCCCGGCCGACGCGAGCCGCGACAGGTACTGGGCGATGATGTGCCGGTTCACGAGCTCCAGCTCGCGCATGGTGGAGCGGGCCGCGCGGGCCGGGCTGTCGGCGATGTGGTGGTAGCGCTTGTTCGGGCGCCACACGCGCAGCGGATTCAGTGAGTCGGGTGCGAGGGGGCGCCAGATGTTGGCGCCGTTGACGGCGTTCTCGTCGGTCACCTCGTACCGGCCGCGTGCGACGCGGACTTCGTCGATGGAGCGCACCGACCACCGCTCCACGCCGTTCACGTTTTCGACGATGACGTAGCCCTCGCCGGGTACGGACAGCTGGGTGCCGAGGCCGTCCATGATGACGGCTTGTCCGGCGACGCCTCCGGCCATGTTGGTGAGGAGGTCGACGGCGGTTCCGGCGTCGGCGCGTACGGGTTCGTCGGCGCCGGGTTCGAGTTTGGCGGCGAAGAGTCGGACGCGGGAGAGCATCTTCGCTTCCCAGTCGACGGCGTACCGGAATTCGCCCAGCGTCTCGTGGTAGCCCCAGGCTTCTTCTTGCCAGCCGTCGGTGTTGCGGATGAGTTCGGTGCGGGGGCTGGTGACGGGGGCTGCGGCGGAGGTGAGTGCGTTGGGTTGTGTGGGCGTGTGCGGTTTGGGCGTGGGGGTGCCGCGTCGACTGAATGCATGCCACCAGGCCATGTGCGCTCGCTCCCTGCTCGCCGTCTGCGAGGGAGGGTAGGAGCGGCACAGTGAAGATCATTCCGGGCATGAGTGAGGGCCGCCCGCGATGCCCACC